CCTGATAACCTGATGAAAAATCCTTAAACTTATAAAAGTTAGAAGCTACATCAAAATAAACAAACATGGATGGAACTTTATCTCTGGCATTAAATGCTGATAACATTTTTACATCTTGACCAGTAAGCTTTTCTTTTAGATTGAGATAGTGTTCAAAGACCCACTCCCTTGGAACCTGTTCTAAATCAGTAATTAAATTCTTTGTTGAAATCATACTACCTAGTTTAAAAATTAAGGGGAAGTCATTTCTAACTCCCCCTATAACTTATTAGTCTAGGCTGAAGTCAGAAGATGTTTTAGTTGGAGGTGTGAAGTCATCATCCTCTCCAAAGCTTTTTACTTCTTTTGTTTCTAATTTTTTCAAATGTTTGGATTCATCAAAAGTAATAACTTTTCCTTCCTCTACCTCACCATAAGCATACTTTTTATTTTCTGCTTTTGGCAACCACATATCATAGTTTGTATAACCTGTCTTACCTTCATACTCTCTACCAGCAATACAGAACTCAAGAAACTTATCTTTGATAGGTGCAGTAGCATTAAATGCTTCTACAAAGTCTTCAATAGTGTCATGCTTACCATCTTGTTCAGTAAACCACTCATTAATTCCTGCAGTTTTACACAAGCTTTGTAGAAAAATCAAGATAGATCTATCTCTCTGAATCTTGATACCTGTTTTAGTTTCACCATCTGCATATGCATACTGGCTAGCTTTAACTTTACCAATTTGACCAGCATATCTACCTTTGCTTTCATCATCCTTGTCAAGCATGAAGCCTTCAAAACCATCAATAGGTTGTGTTTCCACATGCAAAAGCAAATGTTTTGCATTATCAATGAATTTAAAATCTTCTAGCTCCACATAGTTAATCTTTAACACATGATTTCCTGGAGAAATTGTTTTAGGTAGCCCACTGCCACCAGTTCCTAAGTCAGTTGTACTTAATCCCATTGTTTTTTATTTTTTATTTGTTATTATACATAAATTTTATCCCAGTGAAATTGCAATTCACCTTTTTCATTCATCTCAGTTACTACTATCTCTTCATTACGGAGATGTTCTGGTCTTGCACCACAAGTAACTTCTTCATTAGTCTTAAAGCTCAGAATAGTTTTGTTTCCTTTTCTGTACATGTACCCAATAGCATCAGCATTAGCACAAATCAAAGACTTTATTTTACCAGTTAAGTCTATGTTAGCAGACATAACCATCTCACCTTTATCATCAACTACCTTGTCTTTAATGTGACCAGATAAAATAATGTGGGGAGCTAAGGTATCAATAAAATCTAAAACTTGGAAGAATGCTTGACGGATATATAAATAACCAGCACCATTTGGCAGTGTAGTTACATTGTCCCCATCATAGTTTTTACCCATTGGTGTCTGACGGTAAAGTTTTATTGCAAGAGGTTGTATCATATCCTCTAATGCAGTTACAGTATCTACAGTAACATACTTATAAGGATTACCGGCTGCTTTGATAGCTTTACCAGCATCTAGCAACTCTTGCAAAGTATTCACTTTAATCTTTAGAGCTTCAACATAATCAGAACCACTTTCCAAATCTAGAATTAAGTTGTCATCAAGACCAGCATAGGCTGTTGTCTTACCAGTCTTAGGCTTAGAATAAATAATCATTCTCTTTGGATTCTGTCTTTCAGCCTTTACTTTTTTAGTTGGAAGTACTATACTCATATTTCACTTTTTGTTTGTTTAATCAGCTCATTTAACCAAGGTCTAGAACTTACAGGCTTGATCAACATGATTGCTGCAAGATCTCTAATAGTAATTTCTGACAAAGGTGCATCTGCAATTTCTCCATTAAGAAGAATCTCTTCATTTTTTACTGGAGCAAACTCCTCTTCAAAATCTGGAAACAATGCCAGACTCTTTTGTAACTTAGGTAAAGAGTCTTCTTTCTTAGCTTCTTCTTTTCTCTTCTCATAAAGAGCATGTGTAATCTCAGTACCATCTTTAAGTACTGCTACTAACTCTGACATGGGAACAGTATAAAGAATATAAGGCTCACCTTTAAAGTTTGTACCTTCTTTTGTTTCATACTCTTCTGCATAGAATGGATTAGCTTTGTACTTAAATAACTGTCTGTCTTCTGTAAAAGGAACTACATCAGTTACATTACCTTTATCATCAGTAACATTGTCATAGAACTCAATATAGATATCCTCACCTTTGCTAATCTCAGATTCAAATAACTGTACTTGTCTACCAAATTTACCTTTCTGGAAGAATGCTGTTTTAATTACAAAAAACGGATCTGCAAGACCCAGCTTTTTAAAAGTCTCAATGTGTTCTACAAAGAACTCTTTTTCTCTTTCTTTTCTTATATTCATACTTAAAATTTACTGTGTTGATACTTTTTTAGTTGCACATGCTGGAGTAGGTATCTCTACTATTCTCATTTCTCCTCTGTCAAGTTTAAAGAAACTTATCCTTGTGGTACCATTTCTTGATTTCAAAAAGTGAAAGACTAGAATATCTTCATCATTTATGATATATCTGTCTGGACCATACTGTCTTATTTTTCTCAGAGAGGGTTTGTTTATACCCAGCACAACGTCTGCATGTTGCAATAATGCATCTGATCCATAAATATCTGAATCCAATACATAGTTACCATAATCACCATCAAGGGCTCTCTTGGGATCATCTATATTTCTATTTAACTGACTGAGGACTACAAAAGCTACTGGATACCTTTTCTTTAACATAGTGAGTGCTTCACCTAAGGCTCCTAACATTTCAAATTTATCTTTTTGTCCCTTACCATTTTTAAATAAAGCTGAGTGATCTATTGCAACAAGCATGTTAGTGTACTCTTTCTTTTCATTACCTTCTTCATCCACAATCATTTTAGAATACTTCTCCATCTGGTAATGTATAGTAGCACACATCTCATCTACTGTACAGGCATCATAGACTACATCTATTATATCTTTGTGAGCTGTATTCTGATAATACTGCTTACACTTGTCAAAAAGAGTCTTATCTATCTTCTTACCTTTACTCATAAGAGTATTGTAATCAGCACCTGTATTCAAACTAAATTTTCTTATACCACTGGTTTCATCAACCATTTCCATCTGAAACTTTAACACTCGGAATCTTTGATCATGATTCATTATTATGATATCACTAATCAATTGTTCCATAAATAAAGTTTTTCCGGTACCAGGTCTAGCACCTACTACAGTGATAGTTCTCCATTCTAATCCATCACAAAAGGCATCATTAAATTTGGGCCAGGCACTCCTTAAAGATTTAATATCTCCACGGCTTCTTGCCGCCATCTTTGCTAATGCTTTGTATAAAGCATCTCTTTCACTTACCGGTTGTAGTGCTCTAGCACCATTAAATAATTCTGCCATATGTTTATGTATTAGTTAAATGCTTGTTTTTAACATAGTTATAAAAACTATGTACAACTGCCATGATTACTTCAATTACCAAATACTGCCAGATATTTATAGTAACTATAAATTGATCTATAACAGTAAAGCAAAATAAAGACCCCACCACAGCAATCATAGTCAGTTTTAGATTAATCATACTACTTTCTCACTAAAATATACTTGTTCTTCATCATCACCACTTCTAATTATCTCACAATATGTAGCTAAATCAGATTCAAAAGACTTATCTATGTTTTGCTTTCTAATAAAATATTGAGCAGTTCTCATAAATTCATATCTTCTTATACTAAATTCATCTACATACTTTTCTGTGGCTTTCATTATCTCCTCCCAATCATAGTCATAGTTCTCAAAGAACCATCTAAATGGTGCTTCAAGATTCTTAGCATTAACTCTGGCATATTTACCAGATGAGAGTTTCTTATTAGGAAATATTTCTACATATTTCTCTATATTTCTTACAAAGTCTTGCCCCATTAAATCTTGTGAAGTTTTCTTCTTGGTTCTCTTAAAGTAACCATTAATTTCTTCCATAAAGATAAGACTTTTACTTGTTAATTCCAAGTTTTCTGTCAGCCAATGATCCGTTTGCAGTCTCTTGCATTCTAATTCTTTGTTGACAGATTTATGGGGAACAATTTTCTCTCTTATACAATGTAAAACATAGTATGTATTTGGTGTTAATCCTTCCTGAATTAACCTTGTAAATATATCTGTCATACTACCAAGTTATCTTATTACCATTTGTACTCTTAAGAACTTCATTGATTTTATTAAATGCATCATTACAGTCCCATTTACCTCCGCTGTATGCAGCACTTGCTGGATGTTTAACTACAAACTTATGACTGTTATCATTAGTAAGTTCAGACCACTCTTCAGCTTTCTTACCCATATACAAATAAACTAATCCCGGATTGTAACTATTTAACCAGTCTAGTAAATATGTAGTAAAGGACTTCCAGATATCATAATGACTACCAATATTATTTACTTCTACTGTAAGAGCTGTATTTAACATCAATACACCTTGTTTAGACCATCTAGATAAATCTGGATCTTGTTGAGTAGGATATTCTTGATATACAGTCCTTTCTATTTCCTCAAAAATAAATTTAAGACTAGGTTGTAGTTTACCTGTATTTCCACAACTAAATGAAATCCCATCTGCCACACCCAATTGTGGGTAAGGATCCTGACCCACTATTACCACTTGTAATTTATCATACGGACATTCTTCAAATGCTCTAAATACATGTTTAAGTGGTGGAGTAAATCTTTTATCCCCTTGAGTTAGTTTATATAACTTGATAAGTATATTATCAAAGTCACCACTAAATATAAAAGATTTAAAAACTCTACCCCAACCACTAGGCTCAAGTTTAGTAAACATTTTTTGTTTAATTTCTTCTAAATCCATTTTTTTTCTATTTTTGTTTAAAATTAAATACAATGGCAATTAAAGTAAAAGAGTTGAAAGATGATGTAGTTGTTGATATCAAGGTCAATAAGGCTTTCTATTTAATGGTAAAGGGTTTGTCATACTATATATTTAAAAACCTACCAAAAGAAACTATTGAAGAGGATATCAAAGCTGTTATGTCCAAAAAATATAATGAACTAGAAACTGAACTTCAACAACACTTTTATACTACCACACTTTTACTTGCTGAAATTGAAAGACAAGCTATTGCTAACAACATGTTTGTAGAAAAAGAAGTTCTGGAACCTGGTGATGAAGGTTATGTTGAACCTACCCAAGACTAAGATTAAAATTTTCTCTACCTATTTGTATACAAGATTCAATAGCCAGAGCTATTTGTTCTTTACTACATTCTGCAAAAGATTTGCCTTCTAAACCAGCATTCTGTTTTATGAGTAATTTCATATCATCAAAACTATAACCGGATTCTTTTGCTAACTCCCTAATACAAGCATGTACTTTTGCAAGTTGTGCTTTACTGTGATCTACTGAGGCTAGATCCAAATACATATCTATTATCTGACCCTCTTCTAACTTACTAATAAAAATATCATAAGCCAATTTATCCTTAGGATCAGCATAGGTTAATTTACCATCTTTCTTAATAAACTTTCCTGTAAACATAATTAACAAATTATATTGTTCATTACCTCTAAAAACTGTTCATAATGATCTTTAGTACTAATGTTAATAGCAGGAATCTCAAAACATTTGAGTGTCCAGTTATTATTTTTAGTATCCACACTATCTGAACTGTGCAATACTACACCACTACACATTTCTTTTTGGTAATAATAGTAATCATATCCATTTTGACTCTCATCATCAGTAATACTAACTCTTTCAAAGTCAAGATCTATTAACTCTTGTTCTGTCATACTATTCTAAATTTCTATAAATAATACTGATGATAACTGTAAACATACAATTAATCATCCCATCCATGATAGTCTTCATCTCTTAACTTATAAATTATTAAACCTGCAATTACAATTACTATAACTGCTCCAATTACAAATTCCATTATTCTATATTTAAGTTATCATCATTTAAAATCTCCCGGATCTTATCTCTAACAGCTTGATAAGCTCTATCTGTTTCTGCAGATAATTTTTCATTATACTTTATCTCACCTCTAAGCCATTGATCAAGATCCTGCATAGCCATTTTCCATTTCCAACCATCCAATGCTGTTCTAGCATCTTCAAATTCATCTTCTTTAAATTTTAAAATTATTTCTGCCATTGGTTCATAAATATTTCAGTGTTAATAATATCTCTAATATAATCAATTTCTTTGTACTTATCATTATCAGGAGTCCATAATCCCATATCCTTTATCCTATTTTCTCTCAAAGTCATTAAAGAATATGCCATTATATTAGCATTATCTTCATCCTCACTAAGTAACATACCAAGCATGTTCTGTTTTTCATCTTCAGTAGTATAACCTGTTTTAACTAGTAGGTTCAACTCTGATAAAAAGATAAAGGGTCTGAATGTTCCTGCTTTGGTACCTGATGCATACATATACCATAAATATCCAATATTGCTGTCATTGGATTTTGAAACTCCCCAATGTTCATTAGCAATTTTCCTAATCATACCCATAATTTTGGGATCACTAAATACTTTTATCATCCTCTTATAAATTTAAACATTGCTTGTAATTTCTTATGTTCTTCTACTAACCACTCTGGAGTAAATACAGCTTGATGATCTGTAAAATGAACTGTAGTATGTGTATCTATGTCATGAGTTATTAAAGCATTCCATACAATACCTTGTATTTTAAACTGTATTGTTACCCATCCACCAAACACACTTCCTCTATAATACTGATGATCTGCATTAGATCTGTAGAATCCATACTTTACAAGCTTATTACCTATTAGTTCTGTATCTCTAAGTGTCATAACTAAAAATGATCAATAATAGAGTTTAATGGATCATCTGTATTCATCATTAAAGGATCATGACCTGTATTTTTAAGGTTATCCATATTTTTCCAATTAAACCCTATCTCCAAAAATGGAGTAATGTGTAATGCAAATACTTTTGCTTTATTATCTATATTACTTTTACTTACACCCAATACAAATGGTATTAACCATAAGAATTTAGTTTCTAAACTTCCTTTGTATGTTTTCATCTTATTCTGGTTTAGGTGGAAAATATGTCCCACACTCATTACATAAATACTCTTCTACTGGTCTTTCTTTTTTACTCCAATCATAATTAGTATGAATGTTTTCACATTCACCACAGCTTGGACAGCATTCTTCTTCCATCTTATTCTGATTTAAAGGTTATTTAACATTAGCTCTTCAGCTTTCTACTCCCAGCTCCGAGGAATTGTATATAACTTAGCCCATCTCACCGCTGTGTGGGAACTGAAGTTTACTAATGTCTTTTTCATTTAAGTTAATGTGTCAATAAAAGTTTTTCTTGTTTTTACTCTATTTAGATCATATTTAGGAGGAATTATTTCAGCTTTAAATCCTTTATAATTAAATTTATTCTCTCCTCTTAAATACTTTTGTATAAAAACAGAATAATCTTGATTTACATCTGCCTTTTTTCTACGGTAATGTTCTTTAACAAAATGAATCATTCTCTTTTTATCTTCAAACTGCAACAAAGAAGTTTTATAAATTTCTGATAATATTTCAGGATTTATAGGTATTACTAAACCAATATTATCATATTCTTTGATGTATATAGACCATTCATAATACAATGATAGTGCTACTTGATAAGACATACTAATCCCATTTATAACTTCTGCTGCAGAATCAACACCTAATTCCATAATACTTTTATTAGTCTTGTAATTTGGCTTTAAAGATATTGGTTTAGGTAGATCACTTGGACTATTAATACCATTAAAGAAAGAGGGATTTACTTCATAACCTTCTTTTGCTGTATAGAAAGACTCTGTATCCTTATTATAAAAAGCAATTGATTTCTCATAAGCATGCTTACTTTTTATGGACAAATTTCTTTTTTCTACTGCTGTTAACTCTTTGTGCTTTTGAAGAGAAATGGTATCTGATACAATCATGAACTTTATGTTCAGATTTGGAAACATTTCCGGTGTAGCTTGTAAATCACCAAAAGGTTTAAGATATTTTAAGTCTTCATTTAGTGATGCAGACATTAAGTAAGCTTTATCAAAGGTATTTGCTGTTATATTAGCATCATTACTTAATCTTATTTGCTTAAATTTACTCTGTATCATTAGCATAGACCATTCTAATTGTTCTTCAAAGTCATTACCTATAAAGTCATTAGTTATAGATTTTTCAAACTGTTCATTAGAACCAATTAAGTCTGCATTTAAGTAAGATTTATTTTCCATCTTATTCTGATTTAATCAACAAACTTATGTTTCATTATTCTTCTAATTAAATCCACACAGTAGTCTACATCATGTAGTGTAATTCTACCTGTGTTAGATTCTACTTCAGCACAATGATGTATTACTTGAAATATCCATTTGTCTAGTTCCTTAATCATTTGCTCTTGTTCTACATAAGCCTCATCTAACTTAGTTTCTAAGTCTGCAATACACTCATTTCTTGCAGTAATTACTTTTTGAGCATGTTCAAGATCAATCTCTGCTTGATTAAGCACTGTAATAACAGGTTTTTTTACTTTTCTCAGTCCTCCGGGTTTTTTCTTTTCTATTTTCATAGTTTTTATTTTACTTTTCTTTATCATTTCATTTAAATCATCAGCAACCTTTTCTTTATTATCAGAAATATACTTTCTAAGGGCTAATTTAGCATTTTCAAATACAGAATCTAGTTTAAGTTCTTCCTCTGAACCAAACTCTGAATCTAAAGCCTTATCAAGTTCTTTATGAAGCTCATCCCATTTTTTCTGTTTCATAACTTCTTTTTTTGTTCTAAATAATCAATAATAAATCCAGCAGCAACTAGTACATTCATACCAAATGATGCTAATATCTCATATATGTCTTGGTAAATATTTACAGACAGGTGCACATGACCTACCATCCAGAAGGGTATGGACAAGTTTTGGCTTATCCATACCACTAGATATTTAATAAAGTGAAGCATTTTAGAATTGATATCCAAATTTAAGTTGAAGATCTAATAGAAAACCTGTAGTAAGTTTCCATGTTATATCATCATCTGCCTTTGCAAAGTTTGGTGGAGGTGAAAGAAATCTAAATCCTATTAATGGTTCAATTGTAAAGTGTTTGGCAAATAAGAGTTTATTACCAGCACATATACCAAAACCAAAAGTAGACCAATTTTTGTTCTCCGAAGTCTCTTCAACTGAGTATGGTAAACTATATGTTGAAAGATTTCCATACATCAATTTTGCCTGGATAAATGAACCTTTAACATTACCACTTTTTATGTCATATAATCTTACAAATGGTTCAAAAATAGGCCCTTTCCAACCATAGAAATAATAATTCATGTTTACTCCCAAACTAGCCCTGTTTTTAAGTGGTATTTCACACTGAATACGGGCTTTTGGATTAATTATCCCAAAGGTTCCAGATATATGTCCTTTAAAATTTTGAGCATAAGTAAAAGTTATAGATAGCAGAATTGCTAATGATAAAGTAATTATCCTTTTCATGTATTTTGTTTTAATTATTTGATCATAAACTCATAAGCAGCTTTACTACCAGTCATTTTAAAAGTATAAATCTCTGTAGTACAATAACTCTCATTTATTCTAATTTTTACAGATGATGCTTCCTTAAAATCAGCAAGCATATCAGGCCTTAATTCTAGTGACCAAGTTAGAAAAACTATGTTATTTTTACTACCTTTATCACAAGTCTTTTTGTACTTCTTATCTAAACCGTTTACTACAAATACTATGTCTACTTCAGGGTTATCATCACAATAATAACCACCTTTAATAAAAAGTATAGTATTAGTATCTACTCTTTCCAGCTTAAGAAAAGCATTGTTATCTGTTTCTGTATATGCAACTTTATAAGGATCATCAAAACCATTATTTATTGTTTTGTAAGTCCATTGAGCACTAACACATCCTGTAATTAGTATTGCTCCTAATAAATTAATCACCTTCTTCATTGTTCACTGTTTTTTTCTTGGTTTTCTCTGAGGGATTCTTCAAAGATTTCTCCGGCCTGTTGTACCTTTTCAATCTCTCTTGAATTTTCAGATTTTCTAAATTGTAATCTAGTTTCTTGCTGGTTTCTCTCATACTCTTCCCAATTATACATTTCTAATTCTTTCATTCTAGCAACATCTGCTACGGTCATACCTTCTGGTATTCCCCCATTTTCTTCCATAATCTGTATACAAACTTCTTTCATCCTTCCCATAACTTCAAAGCTTTACTTATTAATTCTTTTGCTGCAACATCCCTTCTACTAATATCCTTAACCATCATGTATAAATCCATTTTTTTAATTACATCAGGATCCAAATATACTATCACACTACTGTGTTTTCTAGCTCCCTGGTTTCTTGACTTAGGAAAATCAAATGGAAATTTAATAACAAGTTCAGAAACATTAGCTGCAAAACTTATATCATTTATAGATAATAAGTTATAAGGCTGATACTTTGCACTGTGAACACTACACCGGTCAATACCAAATGTAGCTGCTATTTTCTCCTCTGTTTCAAGGTACTTATAATACCGCAGAGCAATCAAATAGTTTCTCATATCCATGTTTTGCCTATTTTTTTTGATGCTCATTTTCTCCTTGACAGCTTGACATGCTGCAAGAACATCTTCATATGTATAATCCATATTAAACTAATTCTAGGTCTGCAGGAATTTCTTCAGATATTTGCTCTTCAGCAACTTGTACTAATATTTCTACTTGAATAAATCTCTCAGCATCATAATACTCATAAGGAAAAGACTGTTCTGATAGTTGTACTTCTTTAAGTCTGTATCCTAATTTATTATTCTGAAGATTCATTTTAGCAATTTCTACTACTGTATAAACTCTACCTTCTTCTAACCATTCTACTGGAGAGATTCTTTTTGGTTTATTACTGCTGTCAATACATATCACTCTGAGCATGTTCTCTAATTTCTGATTTTATATCTAAATCATCAAATGTACCTTTTATCTCAAACATTTCCATGTAATCTCCAGATTTTACAGTACATTTTCCAGTATTATGAGCTATAACGGCACACTGTTCAGCTTGTAACCTTTCATGATTACAAAACCTAATCAAGCATGCCATAATGTAGTCATAAGAATTTACATCATCATTATAGATAACTAGTTTATGTGTTTTGTAATCTTCCATACTACTAATATAATGAAATATTAAAATCTTTCCAAATAATTTTGGTCTGATCAAAGTTTTCTAATGCCTCTTTTACCCATTTCTCATCTACAGTATCCATGTAACATAGTATGTGGACAATAGCTTTATCATCTGGATTTAGTCTTAATAGCCTACCTCTAGGCATAAATTTGTCCAACAAAAGCTTTTAATGTTGAACTCTTACATTTCTGTAAGGATTGGACTATATCTTCATTTGCATATGCTAGTTTATAACCAGCAAAATCTTTATTTCCTTTAAGCAATTTTGAAACTGTTCTTCTTGATAATGTAGTAAGTTCTGATACTTCTCTGACAGATTCTGCAATATTTAATATTACATTTTCAGTATCTAGTATTAATACAGGTTTACTTGTAACATTTTGTAAACCTAACTTGCCTTTCATTACATTATTTTCCAACTGTCTCATACTTATTGCTTTTCTTTGTGCTTCAGTAATATTTATTTGAGGAGTAACTGGATATTTGTCAAATGGTTCACCATGTATTCTCCATACATAACCAAAAGCTGTTCTCCTTCCATGTTTCCCTTTTGTAACAGCTGAAATTTTTCCATTATATTTTTCAGTTCCTGTTACTACTAATGAAGCTTCTGACAAGCTTTTAAATGTTGCTAAAAGATTTCCTTGCAAATCATATTGATCTACTTTAAATCTTTTAGTTTCTAGATATTCTTCACTAAATTTATAATCTCTTACTCCATCTCCACCAGCTGTTCCATTTACTAAGTTTTTATATAACTTAATAGTATTAATTTCAGCTTGTTTTACCTCTTCAGAAGAATTAAATTCAGCTATTAAAGACATTGTAGGTTTGATACCTCTATCAAGTAAAGATTTTATCCAACAATGTCTATAATGTCTAGACTTTTTATTTTTAAATGCTTGTCTACATGATGCTAAGTGTCCAGATAGTCTATATGATAACTTTTGTTTTGTTATCCCAATATATCTAACACCAGTTTCATCACTTAATGAATAAAGTTTGTATTTTATATCTCCCATTTCTTTGTATATATGCAAAGTAAAGGTAGATAAAAATATTTAATTATGCAAATGTCCCCCGTTTCCATGTAGTAGCTAATTACATGTACTCTATTTCTAGATAGTCTCTGAACCTTCATAAGCGGACTGCTTAAGCTTGGCTGCTGATTGGCATAGATTTCTCCTTAGCTTTCCAGACAATTAAAGGGATTTAAAGAGGACAGGTATTTTTATCCTCTGTGCAGCTTTTCTCTCATTACCATATGCATGCATAATGATACCTTGTTTAAGATTTGGGATGTTCACACCCTCATTTAACTGCAGTACAGTAGATAACTTAGTAATCTTACCTGCTTTAAACATTTCAAGATTATCTTCAGACTCTTTGTTGTTGCTGTGGTAGCTATATTTACATAACTTATCAGCTTGAGCTTGAGTATTAGCAAATATGATACACTTTGTACTAATGCTTTCCATTAGCTTTTTAGTATATCTTTCTTTGCTAGGATAATCCATTAATGCTTTCATTCTCATTACTCTAATCATATGAACATTTCCTGACCCTACATCTAATCTTCTAGACCAATAAGTATAGTTATCTATCTCAGATGCCATGTACTGTCTGTTACCCATTTTGACCGGATATACTTTCTGATCAGTTAATCTCAATTGGTGCACAATGATCTGATAATCATTTAGTATTCCACTCTCTACAGCATCATCTGCCTTAAATGTAAATACCACAGGACAGAATTCATTTACTAACTTACCTTTCTCTGAATAGTCTCTCTTTGGTGGAGTACCAGTAAGACCGAGGATCTTGCCTTTGTATAACTGCAAGAATCCCCGGTGACTATCTAATAAACTATGCATCTCATCCAAATAGACAGCATCATAATCATTAGGGTTATGTTTATTCAGACTTAGATAAGTAGTAAATACCATTCTACCTAATAAATTTTGTTTACCAAATTTCACAGCATCATCTTTCCATGATTGGAAGATTGCTTTCTTTGGTGCTACAATAAGGCACCGCATCAACTCTGTAGTGTTTTGCTCTATATGAGTTAGGCCAACAAGGGTCTTGCCGACCCCTGTGCCAAGTACCACTGAAACACGTTGTTTACCCTCTGTAGCTTTGATTGCTTCTTCTTGGACTTCTTGCCTGTTCATTTTTTTAAATTAAATTAAATACATTCTTTTGGATAAACTGGTTAGCCTCAGATACATCTGTCATAGCTTTAATAGTAGCAATATTAGCATCAATATTTAGCAAAGTTGCTTTATGATTATAATTCTTACCACTATAAGCCTGAATAAATACTCTCAGGAAATTATGCTTAACCCATCTGTCAGCTTTACCAATTTTAATAAACAAATCACTGAAATCTTTACACATAGCTTCAGAATTAGGATTAGTAACCCTAAATTTACCATTCTTTATTATATCACTAATAGAACCTGACAATACAGTACTGTCTGTATTACTACAAATGCTAGCAATCATCAATGGTTCTAAGTTATATAAGTTCTTGAACTTTTTGAGTGTAAGATAATCTGGGTGAACATACAACCAGGCATTTACATAATCCATAAGCTTCCAAGACTCAGATGAATTGTTATAAAAAGCCATTTTTGCAACAATATCCTCCTGGTCTACAACTTCAATGTACTCATATCTTACTGGAATACCTTCCCTTTGACAAGCATGCAATAAGTGCTGACCATCAATAATATAGGTTCTTAATACACCATCAATACAAGATGTCTTAATACATATAACTTGTCTTGTTAAGCCCATTGCTCTTATACTTTGAACTAGTAATTCTACTTGAGCAGACTTAATAACTCTGTTCATTGGTAAATAGTTAAACAATGTATAATCTGTTGTAACTGCAATTTGAATAAATCCTTTTTTCATAATCATAAATTTTTAAATCATTAATAAAATCATTTTAAAGCTTTTCTGCTTTGATCAATAAACTGTTTGCATACAGTGTATTTCTAAATGCTGCAATTGAAACTTTTGCTGTTTCAAGCTTCTTATTTTTCTTGTATTCATCATACAGTGTGTTACCAACATCTTCTGATTTGTCAGCAACCTCTTTAATTTGTTTTTTATCAAAATCACTCATGCTATTAATCTTTTAAGTTCTCTTTTCTTTCTAGTAATTTCAATCAACTCTGGATACTTTTTAAGTTCTTTATACTTAATACCTAATGTCTGAACTAAATCATACTTAGGAAGCATATAATCTCTACTTAAAATCTCATTAAGCTCCTCCATCCTAAGTTTTATTTTTCTTCTGGTTGGAAAGCAACAACATGTTTTTAATTGTTCTTTAAGTCTATTAAACTCACGTTTTCTTTCTATATTATATTGTAAAATTGTCTGTACAATAACCATATTTGATCTTGATCCCATAATTAATCATTTTAACCAATTCATTACTCTAGCTTCTGCTGGATTTGCATGAATCCAATCATGACAATTTCTACAGACCGCTAACCATGTACTCTGAACTAAATAAAAAGCATCTCTGTTGGCTCCCGCATAGGTATGGTGAATATCAGTAGCATTATGACTACATCCATTCACTCTTACCTGACACAGGTTATTCACCAATAAATGCTTTTCCCTTAACTTAAGATACTCTTGGTCTTTTTTCTTTCTTTTAGAAGAAACCTGAGGGATTTTATAATCAGTTGGTTTCTGTGAACTGTCATTATTAATGGCTTTTTGGCAACTCCAACAATATTTACAGTATTTGAATCCCTCATGGTTCTTCCAAATAATGGTTTCTTTTTGACAACCATCACAAATTTTAAGTTTCATAGTAGTTCTTCTGGAAACTCACCTTTAGTCTTAGTCACTGCAGGAGTCTCTCCACTTCTAAATAAAGCTTTAACGCCATCCCAGAAACTTTTTGCTATGTAACAGCTCTGAATAATTACACCTTTTGGAATAACAATATACCCAATAAGATCAGTATGATACATATCTTCATTGTTTCTAAAACTCATAGCTGAACTGTAGTAATCATTTTTATCTACATAAATAAGCCAATGAGTTTTTGTTTTCCAAATAACTGTTGCTTCAACTTCATCTATGGAAGTATTATAGGGAGCTCTGTCTCCACTTCTTCTGTCATAAAATGTTTTCATGCTTTTTGGTTTTTAAGTTTTGGTAATTGATTTGGATCCTTATTTAAACTTAAAAAGTTTTTAGGTAAGATCCCTTCTGCTATAAAGATAGTAATAATATCCTCTTTTGTGATGTCTAAATCTTTAAAAGTTAAAGTATTTTTGAACTTATCATCAAACTCAGTACATGCTAGTAATGAGTCAGTTAGAGGGCTATTTGGAAACAAAGTCTTGAATATAAAATTAGTATATCTTATAGTAAACTCCTGCTTAAGTTTATTGATTACTACTTGAGCTCTCTTATAAACATTTACAATTCTTTGTTTCTTCTTACTACACATTGTAGCCAGTTCTTGTTCAGAAAGAGCATTTAGACCATAAAGTGCTCTCTTGTACAAATAATTTTGATACTGTGAATATCTGTCAGTCTCATACTGCATATAAGTTTTGCCTGCATTTAACTGATAATTTTTAATTTCCTGTTTTAACTTTTCCATTTTATACATTTTTTTAATCATAAATAAAAAGAGAGAGCATCACTAATGACACTCTCTCATATTAACTAATAGCTTAGACTATCTTAGATAGATAAGTCTTCAGCTGGACGTGCATTGTTTATAGCACTTGAAGTACCTGATTGTGCTGCATAAGCATTACGCAATTGCTCAACATTATCATGTTTGATTAATGTGTCAGCTGCATTAGATACTGCAGTGTACAAAGTTCTACGGTAAATAGGCTGTCCTTCTAAGGTACATACAATACCTGTTGAACCAGCTACTTTAAGATCCTTCTCTGGAGTCTTGTCATTAAATGGTGTAAGACGCTCTTGGATTACAATTTGACCTGGTAACTCTTGACCTGCAAAGAAACCAGCAGCCTTAAGCTCAGTAACTGTACCATGTAATAAAGTACTAACTGGTTTCACACGCAAGAATCCATTGTCATCTACAATTGATCTCTTTTGCTCTAATCTTACATAACCATACTCTGGGTTGTTAACAGATTGATTAATAACTGCACCTGTAGTAGCATCAGCTACAACTTTAACTTTACTTGTGTTCATAACATTAAGTTTTAAAAAATAAATAAATAAATAATTGATTGTTTGAGTAGATTTTACTATATCATTAGTTACTCATGCTAAGTGATAAGTTGTTAATACCTTATTGCAATTCAGGTATTATATATCCAAAGGGCCCGTTAAGTCTATGATATCATCAAATGGATCATCATCTGATATCACATCATCATCACTTTCATCATCTGCTAGATAATCAAAGTCATAATATTTTTCTTGTTTGTTTTTTTCTACTGCTGATCCTGTGAATGGATCTAAGATATGTTCTCCATAGTCTAGAGACATCAAGTACTGCACATCTTCATCTGTTAAATCAAGATATTCTTCTAGTGAGAGATGAACTACTTTCCCATTGGGGAGTTGATACTGCATTACTGGCATAAAAAATATGCTAGTAAATGTAATTCATTTATCCCAACACTTAGAAGTTTAAACCAATAAAATTTAGCACTATATAGCTAAACAATGAGAAGGGAGCATTTCTACTCCCTCTATCATTTTGGTCAGGAAAAGTATATTCACAGAATACACTTCTTAAAATTCCTCAATAACTTCTAGTTGATCTTCTCTAACATAAACAGTATCAAGTTTAGTGGTTCCAGTACCTACAACTCCTGTATATTCTACAATATATGGGCTGTATTCATGATAACCTCTGAACTCTTTTACAGTTACCACTATCTTATCATCTGTATCTGCAAACTTTTGTTTAGTAAGTACCTTATCTATACCATATCCAACATTAAGTACATCCATTCTGCATAGTGTACCAATGGGTATAATGTCCGGCAACTTATTACCAATCATAAGCTTGAAGAAATGATCGGTACCATAACTAGTACCACATAACATAGGAGTAAGTAATTTAACAAACTCCTCAGAATTAGAATCTTTGATGATCTTACTGAGTGCTTTTGCTACATCAGTATCATCATAGTTTACAGATATTCTCATGACTAGTCATATTTTCTTAAATCTCTAATCTTTGCTATCAGTTCCTCATTATAGTGAGTAAAAAAGGTCTTGTCAAATAACCTTGGCTTGATCTTTTTTGCCCGTTTTGGACAGGCACCTTTAACAAAACCTTTTTTAACTTTCTCACCATTCTGATCAACTATCTCTACCTTAAGATTAAATCCTAAGACAGAACTAATTAAATACTTATCCACGGCCAAACATGTTTTTAAGCATATTATGTACCCTGTTTGAACTATTGAGCTTATCAATTAGTCTTTGCATCATAAGTGAAGTAAACACTATTTCATTAGTATGTTTACACTCACTAACAAGTTTCTCTAATGCTTCATGCAGAATGTCATACTCATCATGTGTTTTTACACACAATTCAAGTAACTCATCTGCTCTTTTGTCCGTAATACCAAGATTGTGGTGTAGCAACTCTGCCTTATCATCAATGATTAGCAGTTTATACTGACCATCAGTATTATAACCTTTTTTCTTTTTCTTGAACATTTTTCCTAACCAGTTCATAATCATAGATTTAAATTAAACAATAAAAAGCCAGTCTTTCCCGGCTGTCAGAGGGTTGAAGTAAGTCACTCCCACAATAGCATTTTTTAGTAATCCCAACAGGATTCAAACCTGTGACCTGAACCTGATGTATTGCATGCCCTAACAGGCTATCCTTTACATTTTCAGAGGTTCCGCTCTATCAACTGAGCTATGGGACCATAAAAGACACACTCTTCAGCTTTCTACTTCCAGCTCCGAGGAATTGTATATAACTTAGCCCATCTCACTGCTGTGTGGGAACTGAAGTTTATGTGTCAATACATTTAGGAATTTACAACAAATTATTTACTATCCATTTGAGACCGGGCTTAACCCATTTATTACTCTTCCTAATGCATAGATTATTTGCCTTTGGATAGTAATCTACTATACCAAATGTTTTTCCTCCCATTTCTGTATCAATGGTATATCTGACCATCTCATCATCTTGAGCAATGTCATATCCCATTTTCAGTAATTGAGGCAAGTAAGTTTCAGTAAACCTTTCTAGTCTACCTTCTCTCAAACTCCCGGTCATTAGACCGAGAGCTTTAAGATCATTTTCTTCTTGAGCAGCAGCTTGTTTTAGTTCATCAGACTTTTTCATTACTCCCAAGATTTAGGTTTGTAACCAAACTTATTCTCCATAATCTTAAGAATAAGATTTGTGTGATAAGTAACATCTTCCGGAGTAATTACACCAGCATGTTCCTGAAGCTTTGTAAAAGCACTAGGAAATGGTTTTAACCATGAGCTTAACTCTTCAAGCATTTCTTCCTGTTCTTTAAAAGCAGCATCTAATCTGGCTGATAAATCTGCTATCTCTTCCTTAAGCATTTTTACATATGCATCATCAATTTCTTCTTCAGTTACATTTTCTATAACCACATCAGATTCTTCTACAATATGTTTCAAGCCTAACTTAGCTGGATAAAACCAGTAGTCATCTTTAAACACTACTTTGAACTCATCAGTTTTCTCATTGTACTCTGTAATTTTACCCAGTCTACCAATGTATTCATTCATACAACTAGCATACCTAGTATTTTTAGTATCAGCAAACTTAAATCCTTCCATCTTTTTACCTACACATTTGTGCTTTGTTCTGTGTAGGTCTTTTTTCATTGTTTTTGCTACTCTTGCCATTCTATTCTGATTTAAAGGTTAATACTCTCTACCTAATGCCATCCAATCCTCATCTTCAAGGATCCACATTTCATCAATATAACCATTTTCTGTGAGAGTATACATAGTATTCCAAAATTCTACTACAATTACACCATCTTTTCTTTTAGTTACATCCACTAGAACATCATTAGTGAGTTCTATTACATTGTTTACAAATTTCTTCTCACTTTTAGTAAGATTCTTTGGTAAGTTTTGTGAGTAACCAGCTCCGGCAATCATAAGTGCCACAATCATAAATAACTTTTTCATCTTACATAAATATTAAAATTGTTAAACCTAATACAACCATTGTCCATAATACTACAAGAAATGCAGTACTCACATTGTTGTTTTCTCTTATTGACTCTTTCTCAGCTTCTATAGCTTCTTCTATACAGGCTATTTGATACTCAAGTTCTTCTCTTCTCATTTTGTACCATTCTTCACTAGGCTCATAAATATGAAGCTGTTCTAAGTGTAATTGGCACTTTGCTTTTTCTTGTTCTAATTCTTCTAAGTTCATAATCATAAGTTTTTAATAATAAAAAAGGAGCCAAGTTTCCCCGGCTCCTATAACCCTTAGTACCTTAGATACTAAATTCTTTCTTCTGTGTCTACCTGACCATAGGCATCACATGCATGACCGCTTGTACCACAACTAGCAAATAATACTGCTATTGTAATAACTACCACAAACCATACAACTACTGCTGATATTGTTTTCATACTGTAAATTAATAAATTAATAAATATTATCCAAATCTGCAGGTGGATAAGGTACAATCTCCTGATCATACTCATTTAATAACCACAGTTTATCCTCCAATGGAAGAGCAAATAGTTGTTGTTTGGATCTGTCATCCAATCCCTTTCCGTAGAATTTTGTTGCGGAAACAAGAAGTCTTAAGTTAATGTTAGACTCCATTGCATGCAGAGTTTCTACAAACTCTCTGTTGTTAATCATAGTTGCATTCATATATTTGTTTTTAAAAGTTACTAGTTAGTGGGCACCCCTCCGGAATTTTAAGTTATAAGTCTAATGCCATATAACAGTGATACAACCTGGGTGCCATGAGAAAATTCCAAAGAAGTTGTGACTTATTATAGGGTCTTATTTTACCTGATCCAATAGTATTGTGTACTAAAGTCTCTCAGTTTTTGTATAAAAAGGAACAGATAACCTTTCAGATAGAAGAATTATAATCAGATTACCACATAAGATTAAAATAGCTACCTGTTCCTAGTATGTGTATTGTCAGAACTCAATAATTATTTTAATTCTTCTAATACTTATGTGGTATTACAAAAATAATAAAAAGTTCCGGAAATACAAATAATTTAATAAAAATAATGCACCAGTTATAACATGTAGTTTCTCTTATTCTTCCGGGACTATGTTTCTTATACTACTATGAGAATATTAGAGCATAACTACTTTCCTAGAGGGTATTACAACCTATGCCTGTATACTCGGCATCTACATATTATAACTAGTGGTGCATTAAAAAACCAAGTATGCTGACACCTTCATTTCAGCAGATTTTATCGTATATGAGCATATAGCAGTTATCTGCAGTCTAACTATACTCTAAGAGGTTTCCGGATTTTGCCTCACTTTATACTTGGTTAAATACCCCTCTGCACTCAGTTGTAATACCACTTTTTCACAAGCTTAATTACTTCATTGACCTATTAGTATATACATCAAGTGTATTATTTTAGGTGTGATTAATCTATCTTTAATTACTAAAGTATAAATATTACAACTGCCTGACCTTGGGAATCAGGAATGGTGCATTAATATAAATTGTAATACATATACATTGTTACCTTTACACAACCTACAAGTCTAGGGACTTTTTAATAAGAAGGTTCAGTAAGAATACTACTTTCATGTAGATTTCCATTAACAAGCGTAAAATGTATAGTGGTTTCCACAAATCATTAGCTAAATGATTGAAGTGTTAGCAAACCAGACATAACTATACCACCTTGGAGTTAATTAAACTCTGTATGGATTTATAACTACAACTGTAGTCTTATGCCTATGTATTACAATTTAATTTGTACTCTCACAAGGTTGCAATCCTTGATAATATTTGCTACTTACACCTAACTTGTGGCAGACTAAT